CTTCGCCCCATGACCAAAGCGAAGCGACAAGCCGGACCGCCCGGCAACCCATTCGAGATTCAGGCCTACGCCAGCGAGACCGAGCCGGCCGAAATCTACATCTACGGCGACATCGGCGAGAGCTGGGACGAAGAGACCACCGAGGCGGCCGCTTTCGTGCGCGAGTTCGCCGCGCTCAAAGCGCGCGCCGTGAACATCCACATGAACAGCCTGGGGGGCTCGGTGCCCGACGGTCTGGCCATTCATAATGCCATCGCCCGCCACGACGCCGAGGTGACCGTGAGAATTGAAGGCGTGGCTGCCTCCAGCGCCTCGTTGATCGCGGTGGCGGCGGATCGGGTCGAGATGGCCGCCAACGCCCTGCTGATGATCCACGCCCCATGGGGCATGGCCCTAGGCAACGCCGCCAAGCTGCGCAAGTCCGCCGATCTGCTCGACAAGTACGCCCAAGCCATGGCCAGCGCCTACGCGGCGCAAACGGGCCTCGGCTACGACGAGGCCCTGGCCTTGGTGAGCGATGGCGAGGACCACTGGTACACCGCCGAGGAGGCCATGGCCGCCGGTCTGATCACCCACATCACCGCCCCCCTACAGGTTGCGGCAGCCCTCGACCTGTCGCGATTCGACAAACCCCGCGCGGCGGCCGCCGCCACTCAGGAGCCCCCCATGGGAACCCCACATAAAGACCAGCCCGCGGCCCAAACCTCGGCCGCCAAGACCGAACAGAACCAGCCCCAAGCCCAGGCCCAGGTTCACGACCTGGACCTGGATGAAGTTCGCGCCGCCGCGCTGAAGGTCGATGCCAAGCGCCGGCAGGACATCCACGGCTTGGCACAGGGCCGCATTGCCGAGCATGAGGGCGTGCCCGATCTGCTGACCGCCTGTGCCAACGACATCGACTGCACCGTGCCCCTCGCCCAGCAGAGGCTGCTAGCCCACCTGGCCAAGGGGGCCGAGCCCGTGGGGCAGGTGACCCCGGTCGGCGTTGGCAGCGACCAGCGCGACAAGACCCTGGAGGCCATGGAGATCAGCATCCTCGGGCGGGCCGGCAAGCTGTCGGCCGAGGATCGAAAGAAGATGCAGGGCAATCCCTACGCCTCTTTTTCCCTGTTCGACCTGGCCCGCGAATGCGCCGCCACCGCCGGTTTTGATGCCCGCGGGCGGGACCGCATGGAGATTGTGGCCGCTGGCTTCACCCAGACCACCAGCGACTTCCCGGTGCTGACCGAAAACGTCATGCACAAGATGCTGGACCGAGGCTACAACATGGCCCCGAGCCAGTGGCGGCAGGTGGCCCGCATCGGATCTGTTTCCGACTTCCGCAGTCACCACCGCTATCGCATGGGCTCGCTCGGGGTGCTCAAGGCCCTAAACGAGGCCGGCGAGTTCGAGACCGTCGCCATTCCGGACGGCGAAAAGGCCTCCATCAGCGTGAGCACCAAGGGCCATTTGGTGAACCTCACCCGGCAAATGATCATCAACGACGACCTCGGGTTTATCGACCTGGTGATCGACCGCGGCATGGCCGCCGGGTTGACCATCGAGGAGGACTTTTGGACCTACTTCGCCAGCGACCCGACCCTGGACGATGGGGCGAGCCTGATCCGCACCGCCAACACCGGCACCGGCGGGGCCCCAAGCGTGGCCTTGGTGGACGAAGGCCGCCAGGGCATGGCCAAAATGCAGGACGTTTCGGGCAACCACTACCTGAACATCGTCCCGCGGATTGCCGTAGCGCCGCTGTCGCTCGGCTCCACCTTCCGCGAACTCAACGCCATGGAGTACAACGACACCGCCACCAAGCGGGAGAATCGGCCGAACATCGTGCGCGGGCTGTTCACCCAGGTGGTGGACAACCCCCGCCTGGCCGACACCAAGTGGTACATGCTGGCCGACCCCGCCGAAGGCTACGGCGTATTTGAGGTGGCCTTTCTCAACGGCCAAGACCGCCCATTCCTCGACATGGAAGAGGGCTTCAGCGCCGACGGCATGCGCTGGAAGACCCGCCTGGACTTCGGCATCAAGGCCCTGGACTACCGCGGCTTTTGGTACAACGCCGGGGCGTAACGAGCAAGTTGCACTGGAGTGCCTTGGATCCCCCCGGCCAAGGCACCCCAGGCGCACCCTAACCGACAAGAGGAAAAGCCAAAATGGCCACCAACATCTTCAACAATACCCACTCCCAGGTCGTGCAGTGGACCAACGGCACCGGAAGCGCCATCAGCTCCGGCGACATCGTGGTCATGGGCGGAACCAACGACGCAACCTTGGCAGTGGCCCTGGAGGACATCGCCGACGGGTCCGCCGGCAGCGTGGCGGTCAACGTCGGGGTCACCGTGGCCAAGGTGTCCGCGGCCGTATTCGCGGCCGGCGAGTCCGTCAACTGGGACGCCAGCGAGTCCGCCTTTGACGACAACGCCGCCACCCCGGCCACCGGCGACGTGTCCGGCCCATCGGCCCGCGCCGAGACCGCCGGCGCCGACGCCGAAACCACCGCCCGGATCTGGCTGACCGGCATCCCCGGCACCTTGACCGCCTGAGCCTGACCCATGACCTTCGCCGCCCAGCAAAGCCGCGCCCTGGACCAGTCGTTTCAGCACTTCGGGCATGACGTGACCCTGACCGACCGCGAAGGCGGCAGCCACGCAGCCAAGCGCGTGCTGCTCGACATCGGCCGCGGCGGGTCCGCGGTCCCGGTGCGCGGGGCGCGGCAGATGTTGGGGTCGGCGGAAATCCGCACCGAAGACCTGCCCGACCACATGGCAGGCGGGCGGCTGACCACCAAGGCCGGGCAGACCTACGCGGTGATCTCCGCGTTGGAATCCGACGACGGCATCACCGTGCTTGGCCTGGGGTATCCGCAATGACCCTGGTCCTGCCCGACATCGCCGAGTGGATCGCCCGCCTCGACGGCCTGGCCGATCTGGACCGCGTGGGCGGCTCCCTGGACCTGTACCAGGACCTGGCGGACCCCCAATTCAACCCCGGCCGGGGCGCGGCCTACCCTCTGTATCACAGCGACAAGGCCAGGGCCAACGAAACCATGGGCGGCATCGGGGCTTGGTGCCAGGAGTCAGTGGAAATGGTGGCCGTGGTGTTTCTGGTGCCGAACTACCCGACCCTGGACGCCGCTCACGACCTCGTCCTGGACTACCCCGAGCACAACCGAGCCGGCGACGCGGGCCTGCGCATCGCCCGCCAGGCGGTGTTCAATCGCCTGCTCAACTGGCGGCCCGATGGGGCCGACGGCCCGGTGGCCTTTGTGGACGGCGAACGGCTGTCGGGCTTCGATGCCGGGCTGATCCTATGGCAGGACAACTACAGCATGCCCTACAGGCTGGCAAAATGACCGAAAACCTCACCCCCGTTTACTTCGACCGCCCCGGCGTGGTGCGCATCGGCGACTACCGACCTCGCACCACCTACCGCGTCAGCGGGCCCGAGGCCGAGCGCCTGGTGCTCTGCAAGGGCTTCGAGGCAGGCGAATACCCGCCCGATCCGCCCGACGAACCCGAAACCCCCGAACAGGACCCTGAACAATGAGCGATTGCATGGTTCGAGGCCAGGACACCCAGGTCCTGCTCTACGACGAAAGCGCCTACAACACCGAGCCCGGCGTCCCGAGCGCCATTCTGGCTTACTTCACCAGCATGGGGCTGTCGGCCGAACAGTCCAACATCAACGACGACAGCATCACCACCCACCGCACCCGCCAAGAGCCCGCGCGCGGCAACATCAACCCCTCGGGCGCGCTGGCCTGTGTGGTGGCGGCCGAGAATATCGGCTTTTTGATGCGTCACGCCATGGGCGCGGTGGCCACCAGCGGGACCGACCCCTACAGCCATGTGCTCACCCCAGGGGCCCTGCCCGTCGGGATGCACGTCGAAAAGGACTACGGCAGCAAGATCACCGGCGCTGGCCGCGTGGAGCGATTCGGCGGCGTTCGGGTCAACTCCATGGGCCTGGAGTTCCCCACCGAGGGCTTCGTCACCGCAAACTTCGATCTGATCGGGGCCTCGCATTCGCTGGAATCCTCGGCCCTGGACGCCAGCCCCACTGATCTGGGCCACACCGGATTCACCATCTTTGACGGGGCCATCGAAGAAGGCGGCTCGGCCATCGCCATCGTCGAAAACGCCTCCATCAACCTGTCCAACAACCTCGACGGGAGCGGCTACGTCATCGGCAGCGCCGGCGAGCGCGTGTGCATGCCCGAGGGCTTCGCCGAGATCAGCGGGAGCCTGACCGCCCATTTCAAAGATGCCGCCCTGTTGACCAAGGCGGTCAACGGCGCCGAGAGCTCGTTGAAGATCACTCTAAGCCGCGGCGACGGCCTTGGCAGCGCCGGCAATGAGTCCATCGAGTTCTTCGTGAACCACCTGAAGTACGACCGAGCTTCGCCAAGCATCGACGGCCCCAACGGCATCAAGGTGTCCCTCAACTTCACCGCCTTCCGCTCCGGGTCCGACCTCGGTTTTCAGGTGACCTTGAAAAACGCCCTGTCGGCGCTGAGCGCCTAATTTTGGAGGCCGAATGAGCAACATCACCCTGAAACTGGCTAAAGAACGCACCGCCTGGCGCGACATCACCATCGAAGGCGGGGCCTACGACGGCGTGACCATCCGCGCCAAGTATCGCTTGATGGGCCGCGAGGAAATGGCCGAGCGCATTCTGCAGGTCCAGGAACAAAGCGGCGGCAAGGATCCCGGCGCAATCCTGCGCGACAGCCTCTCTCAGGAGCGGCGGGACGAACAGGACGCGCTGCTGGCCGACCACATCCTCGACCTGGAAGGCATCGGCGACGAAGCGGGCAACCCCCTGTCCTGTGACGATGCCACCCTGCAGGCGCTGTTCGACGCCCCGGAGATCCGCCGTGCGCTGGACAACGGCCTGTGGGCCGCCTCCCGAGGGGAACCGGCAAAAAACTGAGGGCCTGGGCCCGGTGGCTCGAAGCCGCCGACGGCCTGGGACCCGACGACTGCAAGTTTTGCAAGCGACGGCGGCGCAGCCAGGCCCAGTGCGAGCGCTGCCCCGAGCCCGCCCTGCTGCCCGAGAACCTGCCCGCCGCCGAGCTCTACCTGGCGGCGAGCACCCAATGGAACCGCTCGCCCATGACGGGCCAGCGCCAAGGCTATGACTACCCGGGCTTGGAGGCCGCGGCCCGGCTGTCGGGGATCGAATTGGACCCCGAGCTGTTTGAGCGGATGCGCGTGCTGGAACACGCGGCCATTGAAATTGACCGCCAGCGCACGAAGCCGAAACCGGAGAAAACCCGAGGAAAAAAACCCTGATCGCCTTTGCCGCCGCCATCGACGCGATCTTCGCGGATCCGAATATGTCGATGGCGGCGGTGTATTTCCGCTCGGGCTTCATCCACCAGGAAGTGCGCCTGATGCGCGCGCGCCCGGACGTGGTGACGGAGTTCGGCTCGGCGCGGGTGCACCAGGAAACCGAGACCTTCGAGCTGCGCGTGAGCGAGATCGCCGATCCGAAAGCGGGCGACCGGATATTCCTGGCCGAAGGGGACCGGATCGTGCAGGGCGTTCCGCGCAAGGACCGCGAAGGTCTGGTCTGGTCGATCGACACGAGGCCGGCATGACGACAAGCAGCAGTG